CGTCAACCCATCCCATATCATTGGTGATGAGTTCGGGAGTGCGGCTGGGATGCGCTTCAACATACTCCGGGAACAGCGTGGCCACATTACCATTGCCGGTCTGTACAAAGCCGCTGATATCAGAGTGCTGGAGATTGTTTTCCTCCATATAAATCTTCATGGCGGCCTTGAAAGAACCGACTCCTTCGGATTTTGCCAGCTTCAAAATCTCTGCCTGGTCAGCATGGGACAGAACATTGGCCTGAACCTGCTGATCGTTGTCAAATACATTATGTTTCATGTTTTCACTACCTCCTTTTTCTTCGTCGTTGAGAACGCCATTCCGGGCCATGATTTCTCCAACCACAGCATGGAAAACATTTTTCTGTTTTTCATTGAAAGTATTGATGACATCCTCGATAGTTTCCTCATCTCCGTCATCTTTCTTGTCAGGATTTTTATCCTCATCCTTATCATCAGGATCATCGGCGGCTCCGTCTTCATCCTCTTTCTTGGTGCCGGAATGACAGAGGCTGATGGGTTCTCCGGTGTAGATAATAGCCTCGCCATCCGCATCGTCACCGTGAGAAAGCGCTACCGTGTCAATGAACGCCCCGGGATTCGCGCCGGCTAACACAAGGCTGACTTCCTTGATGGCTCCGTTAAGTACATTTGATGCACGCTCCCGTATTTGATTTGCAAAGATTGACAACGCCGAAATATCTCCGTGCTGTACCAAAATCTTTGAGATCTGCCCTTGCTCGGTATCGTTGAAAGTACAGTAAGCATAGACGCCATCTTTACGGTTCTCCAACAAGGCATGTCCGAGAACATTGTCCGGTCCATTGTGCTGGTGGTTCCATACGAGCGGAACCGTCTGCCCGTCGTTATCCTTAAATGCGTCTTTCAGGATGGTACGTCCGTCAGAGCATTTCAGGTTATTCCGGGTAGCCCAGCCACCAAAGTCGAATTTCTTCGTCTTCATTTTGAATTTTCCTCCTTCTATGTCTGGTTGTTTTCTTCTGCTGCTTCTTCAGGTGTGACATTCTCGGGGCTTCCCCTATCCGCAGCCGATTCGCTCAGGTTCTTATTTCGCAATTCATCGGCTTTCGGGTCATCCGACGGCTTCATGCCGATAACCTGCCGGATTTCATTGGATGTCATAATCTCGTTTCTCGTGAACTTGTCTGCGATCTCAGAAATTTCAGATACAGGAACAAGCTTGAACGGATCTCTGAAGAATTCGATTGACTGCCGCTGAGACCGAGCGGTCTTGGTGAGAAACTTCCGTTTCATTTCATCAGCGATTGCTGACAGGATAGGTTCAATCGTCCGGTTATAGTAGTTGAGCATCGTCTTCTCGTCCGCAGTACCATCCAAAATCCCCTGAGTGATTCCCAACTGGCTGTACAGCATACTCGTCAGGTATTCAATCTGGGACATCAGATTGTTCTCGACGGGTCGATTCAGCTGCGTGATATGCTCCGTACCATCGGTATAAGCAATCCCATACTTCGATCCCCGTAACTGATCCTCTATGTCCTTACGCCGGCTCTCGGCCTGCCGACGCCTCGCTTCGGTCTTGATAATATAAGGAAGCTGGATAATCAAATCCAATTTCCCTGAACTGTTCTGTTCGTCAATCACATCCAACAGATTCAGTTTTCTGATCAGGCGCTGCATCGTGGAATTTGGTTCGTTGATGACCGCATAAAGCGGATTCTCAATAATTGCCACCGACTGCTTTGCCATAAGGATATCTTCTTTCCGCCCCGTCCGTTCGTTATAGACCCGGACGCGGACATGCTGCGGATACCATTCCAAAATCTGTCCCGTCCGCATAGCATCGATGTCAAAAGAGCCAGGAATCCCATCACCCGGATCATCATCCGTGTCTGTCGGGACAATGGCCACGCACCCCTCGTCCATCATGGACATGACAACGTCCTGCAAAAATGCCCGCCCAGTCTGATCCGCATTGGCTTCAACTGTAAGACAGTTATTCAGCCCAGAATCGAGTGTCGCAAGGAAGCGGTTATTCTCGTCCAAACGTACATGGAACATGTCCACCGCCGCCACATCCATCGCAATCCGGTTATAAACCGATGTCACAATAGATCGTTCATTGCCCCTTGAAAACCGCATCCTGTCCGGACGAAAAGAATATCCGATGCCAATGTCCCGGTAACTCCTTGTAGGGTCTTTATTAAAGAAAGCATTCCAGGCATGTTTCAGCCTGGCTCCCATCGAAATCTCCATTTTGAATTTTCCTCCAATAAAAAAAGAACCGCTTTCGCAATTCCTAATCAAATGCCTCTCTGTTCAGCTTATAAGCTACAAACGCATCCATCATTGCGGCAACAGCATCAATTTTGGCATCGTACCGTTTTTTAAGCAGCTTTCTGTTTCCATTCGTGTCTTCCATAACAATGCAGTTCCCCATTGCAAATGTCATAAGTTCTTCATCAAACAGAAGCATTCTTTCTTCAGAAAGCTTTTTCAGCTCCCCTAACGGTACCGATTCCGTTTTAGCTCCCTGGATTACCTTTTCTATACCAAAAGGACCATTCTCGGATTCCCATCTCGCAACGAAATCTTTCGCATTGTATGGGTCATAGCCGAAGCAACGTACATCATAGTCGCACTGAGCGATATGGTTATCCAAATCCTCATAGACTTCCATCATGTCCAGTACAGTGCCAGGCATAACAATCAGACTGCCCTCCGCTATGAATTGGTCGTACTTCATACGTATTGCAGCCGGAAGTTTCTTCAAAGTCAGTTCTGTGATGTAATTGCGGGTCTTAACTCCGAAAGAGCCATTTGATAAAGGGAAAAGAAAAGTGAAAGAACAGAAATCATCCCCCTGGGATAAATCCCCTCCAAGGGAACACGGCAGTTGCCAATAATCCCGCTTTTTATGCGGTAGCGTTTCCTCATAAGTAAAGTAATACGTGTATCCTTCCATCGGTATGCCGAACCGCTTTGCCAGAATATCGTTCCTGGCTGCTGGTGCTTTTTCGGCTCTTTCCACATCCAGCTGATAGGTCTCATAGCTTACTGTTTTTCCGATGTTTGGATTAGCCTTTATCCACATTGCCGGATTAGCCACTTCGTCTATGGAATCCAGCCTGTAATACCAGATGGACACATGGGGATTGATGTAATCCCCCTTCAGGATGTCCAGCAGCTCCATCTTAATCGTGTCGCCGCTTCCGTTTCGCACCGTACCTTCCGAACTGATTGCAACAATCAAATAATCATCCAGTTTCGATGCACCCTGCTCGATTGCACCAACCACGTCTTCGCGTATATCCCCGGAAAGCCATTCATCCACCGTCGATATCTTTGGCCTTAACCACTGAAGCTTGTTAATACTCATAGGGCGGACTTCCAAAAGAGAACCTGTCAGGAAATTCTCAATTCCTTTTTTCGTGGATGCCAGCTTTATCCGGTTCGCTTTAGAACCAGTCGTATTTTGAAGAGAGCCGTCTGTCAGGAACCGGAAGAACGGTCCCCTGGATCTGGTAATGGCAGTCCGAATAGGCGACATAACTTCATCCGCCTGCTTCATCGTGGGGGCGGTTGTAATCTGGTGGGTTGTTGATGTATCCACATTCAGGAAATAATTCTGGATGCAGGAGCCATACATTGATTTGGCTGCCCCTCTGGCTACAATTAGATACTGCTTGTTAATGAGCCGCCGCTTCACGTTCTTCCGTACATAGCGTCCCCCATGACCATCTGGATTTGGAACGTACACACTCCGCTCAACAAAGTAATACCAGCCAAATATCTGCTCCGCCCAAAGTTTGAAAGTATCGAGCAATCTCAAATCAGCTCCATCTGTCAGAGTCAGTTCTTCTTCACAGTAGGCAATAAAGCCGTCAATAGCTTTATCGTCGTACCAGATACCCGGATTCGCAATCAGATCATCAATCCGATTCATCTCCAGCGATATCATCTCACAGACGGGTATTTCGCCTTTCATTACGGCATCTCGAAACTGGCCGTAATACTTCGGTGTGGCCGTGTTCGACAATGCCATGTTCTATTCTCCTCTCTCCTTTATAGTCCCAGTGCTTTTCTGCCGACCAGAACCATCTGCGAAAATCTTTGCTCGCTTGTTTTCGTGCGGTAAACATCTTTCGGAACGACAGACTCCATGTCAAATACGATTACCGGAGATTTTGCTTTGAATCCTCCGTATATTGCATCATTCGTATCGAGAACTGCCCCATACCCAGCCTGTTTACAGGCATTAAAGAACTTGGTTCTCTGCGTATAGGCATCCTTACCCTTACGTGTATCTCCCTGGCCGTCGTAAGGGATAACATAATTAAACATCCTGTACACTTTCTGCAGTTCATCAGCGGTCGGAACATAATCATCGTTCCGCATCCGTTTCAAGACATCTCTGGCTTCCCGGTATCCCTTGAACTTGTACTTATCACTTACGAAATAACTTTGCATCCGTGCATCATCCGTAACGAAATTGTAAAAATCCCGATCTTTCTTATACAAACTCCTGAAAACTTCCGCTCCTGAATCTTCGCTTGCGACTTTTATGTTCTGCTTAAGGGAATTGTCTATCCGATACTTCAGAAATGTCCCTGTTCCGAGGCTGTTTCCGTTTTCGTCGTATATTGTCTGTGGTACCTTTCGGTTAAACAGGGCATTGTACTGATGCTTGTCCAGCACATTATGGGTAGCGTAAAACATATCAGTGTTTTTTGTCCGGTCTCAGTACCTCGTCGAAATGTTTCTTGTTGTAGATGCTGTTTGGCTTTTTTCTTTTCTTATAAATAGCTTTCCTTTCCGCCTGCGAATAATACCCGCCGCCAAGCGGGTAAGGAGGGCCATTCCGTTTTCCCCATCTCTGCCCAAGGATACCGTGGTGCCGTAAGTCACTCTTACTATCCATTTTGAATTTCTCCTTCCCACGGCATCATCTAGCTCTTAAGCTGATGAATCATCATCATGATACTTGCCGCTGAAGCACCGATTGCGAGAACATCACCGGTCGTGGACAGAAAACTGGACACATAATCTCTACCGGACTTGATATGCTCGGTTGATAAAGACTTATAGTTTCGTTCCAGATTGAGACGGTTAATTGCGGCCTGAAGCTCTTTATCCGTCATTTTCGACAAGTCCATCTTATCCATCGCCTTTGCCTGTTTGCGGTTAGCTCCACGGCTGCTTATGCTTGAAGCAGCCTTTGCCGCATTGCTTGCGGACTGCAGTCCAGCCCCGGCATTCTTATAATCATTTGCAACCGTTTGATGGACGGCTCCTCTTGCACGGCCGCTATTATCACCACTTACACGACCATTCTCATCAGAAGATATTCCACTCCCCTGAAGCCGTCTTCTTCCGGCAGACGTCAAAGTACCATCGCTGTTCTGATAACGCCGTACTCCCCAACGCTGACCCAAAACTCCATGATGCTGTAAAAAATTGTTCATTTTGAATTTTCCTCCTCTCCTTTGGATTCTCTAGGATCAGCCGCAATACTGAGCCGCCACTCAAATTCTTGAATCTGACGGTTCATGACCTCGATGACCGCCGACCCCAGTGGCGGGTCGAAGAGCAGCTTCACTTTCAGATGCATATAGGATTTAACCAATTCCAGTCGTGAGTCATCTGGAATAAAATCCGTCCATATCTCATCTTCCCCTTTAATTGAAAAGCCCCGTGATGGCCCAACACCAATCTGGTTCAGAATCATAAATACGGAGTTTATATGCATAATCAAATCAGCATCGAATTGTTCATACTCTTCGATAATTCCGAGCATTTTCTTGATTGATGTAAGTATGCTTTCCATAAAGTTTTCCTCACTTTTAGGCATAAAAAAAGACCGATTCAACGGCCTTTTTTGTTTCGCTCCTTGAGCATTTGCTCTATCTTCTCTATTATAACTTCTCGCTTCCAACTATAAGTTCCAATATCCATTTCAAACTCTAACTTTTCAAGCTCAGTAGCTTTGTTGCTTTTTATCTTCTGGTATAAATCAATCGTACTTTCAGATATCATAGAAATACTCCCTTTCCGCATATGAATCATTAAAGCCTATCACAAATTCTATGTTCATTATTGTATCAAACAAATCATATTAAGTCAATAAGCTTCACCTCAGCAATCCGTTTCATACTCTCAGTGACTAAATCCTCCCCCCTCTTAACGACCGAGGATGACGGATTCAAAAGAATAATTGGCGAATCTGCAAACGAGCCTTTGTCGTGATAATCTTCTATGGCAGAGTATCCCAAATCTACAAACCTGCTAATTAAAGTCTTAGAATCATTGCCTTGTCGGGCTATGGCCTCAATCGCACCATTAAACGGATCATCTCTTAATATAGTGCGTACTTTGGAAGCAGCGAGATTTTTAAAATCCTGACTGAGTTCATCTTCCCCTATCCTGCGCTTTAATATATCTGTATACATATCCAACAAACTTTGTTCCAAGTCTTTTCTATAAGATTTATCAGTTTTCCAAAGTTCTTCAAATACTTTTCTTGCTTTGTCTTCTGACGGCATTCTAATATCTTTTATTGCTTCCAAAGCAACATCATATCTTTTGCCAGTATTATTAAAATCCCCGAGTTTGGTCATATAAGTAAGAACATCTTTTTCTTTATATGATGCAAATGTTGGTGTATTCACTTTTGAAAAGTCAATATCACTATAAGCACTCATTCTGTGTATGACACTCCCCTTATTCAAGACAATATCTGTATCATCAAGTGCTGTCCGCATTGCTTTTTTAGCGATATCTAAATCTGCCTTTCCTTCAATACCCAAGCGTTCTTTTATCAACCCTATAGCATCATGTTTATAAGCAAAATAAACTCCAACCCCTATGCCAGCGGTGACAGCAACACCTATCGCAACTTTTTTCATTGTTTGCTGTCTCTCGATATCTTTCTGTAACTGCTCATCCGTTGACTCACGATAATATTTCTGTTTACCAGCATTCTTTGCATATCGATCCATCATTTCATGTCGATACTCAGAAAGTTCTTCTCTAGTGATGGTTGCTTTCTTAGATTTTTCGCTTGCATCATTTCGAGAAGACGACGGCTTATTTTGATTTGCCGCTGATTTTAAAGATTTTTTCCAACCCGCTTTCTTTTCTGAAGAGGAATGATCGGATGTGCCGAGCGGATACGGCGGTCCATTCCGTACACCCCATTTTTGTCCATTTATTCCATGATGATAAATTGAACTCATAAGATTGCTCCTTTCCGCAACGTCTTGACACATAACTATTATTCATATACAATATCTGCTAACGAAAGGAGAATGATTCTTAAAAGACTGGAGGTGATGTTAAAGTGGACAAACAGCCTTATGTTTCTTATTCTAAATCTTACAAACCAAAAGACATATCTGAAGTGTTTCCAGAATATTTGGCTTACTGGCTTAAAAACAAGGACAAGCCGCAAAAGCGCATCAATTACCGACAATTTTACAAAACGCACAAATAACATCCAAAAGAAGCCGTTGTGGTGGGCGGCTTCTTTCTTTTAACATTCCAGCCTTTTAAGAATCGTTCTCCTTTCAACGCCGCCACGGACACGTATCGTTTCTTGTTCGCTCCGGCGGAAGCCTGACCAGTAGTTCCTCATCACCGTAATGGATAGCATTATGGGTATTAAGCGTCGTTGTAATCAGGTACTCAGGATTAAGCAGGAAATCACTACAGGTTTCAATATCCTTAGGAAGAATCGGATTCATATGATGGATAAATATTTTTCCACAGATGTCATATCCGTCAATACCCAAGTCACATCCCCCATCCCGCAGAATCACAAAATCCCGAACAGACTTCCATTCCTGGGATCTATAAAACTCCTGATTGATAAACCTGTCAAAGCCAAATGTTTCCTTGCCTACGGAACCATTAAGCTGTAGGTATCGAAACCTCTCCTCGAATGTTCTCAGCAGAGAAAGTTCGGAATATGTTCTAATACTCATCTTCATCATCCTCCTGCCCACTATATCTACGGAAAGAGGCCATCGCCTGGTCGTACATCTCCTTTATGTCCTTTGCCGAAGCGACCGCTTCCGTTTTAGCCTTTACAAGCTCGTTCTCCAAAGCAATCTTTTCCTGCTCATACTTCTCTCTGGACGAGCCAAGCTTTAAAAAATGAACTATTTCCTGAGAAGATGCCGTTCCATTCCTTAACCGTTCTTCCGCGACATCCATCGCCAAAGAAATCATCTGGTTTTCTCTTGCTTCTGGTGTCAACGCAGGACGCATTCTGCGGGTAGCCCCAGATGAACTAACGACTTTGGTTTTTCCCACAGTTATCGCCTCCTCTCGTTCAAATATCATTTAGTTTTAACATAGTCCTGTTGGGAATCC